GTATCGGCCAATAGCCATATCAGAACTAAAGATACTATCGAGGGTGTCATCAACGTCAACAAGGACACAGCTAGCAAATTGTCTAAGCGGAGTTCGCACTCCCGCCATGATTGGCGTTGGGATGTTGATCTTGTGCTTTGAGATTGCGTCATAATACCTCTTGACATATGACATTCTGGTTTCTTTTGGATACTCTGCAAAGATAGTCAGAGCAATCATCATGTACATAAATTGTGGAGTTTCATATACTCCACCGCCACTTCTATCTTGCACGAGGTACTTATCAACGACTTGACGTAAACCTGCATAAGTGAATAGATAGTCACGGTCATGATCAATATATGAATTAGCTTTATCAATTTCTTCTTTTGAATACTTGTTAAAGATATCATTATCATAAACCTCAAAATTGACACACGTATAAATGTGCTGCTCAAGATGAGGAAGTTCTTTCATCTTTCCGTAAAGTTGCTTGCGAACAGCAAACAGAAGTAACCTTGCGGCAACATATTGGTAGTTTGGATGATCAAGATCAATCAAATCCGAGGCAGAGCGAATAAGAATTTCTTGAATCTCTGCAGTGGTAATTCCATCATAAAATTGAATACCAGAGGTCATCTCAACTTGACTCGCAGAGACGCCTGCAAGACCCTTACACGCTTCTCCAACCATCAAATGCATCTTGTCTAGGTCAAGAGATTCAATTCTACCATCACGCTTTTTAACCTTTGTGCCGTTGCTCATATTTTCTTCCAGGTGGTAAATTTAAGTTTTGCTTCTAATCCAGAGTAAGTATTTGATTCTATCACAGACTGAACGTTGAGTCCAGACAAAACCATATCATTAATGTCTTTTTCTTTTATTGTTGAAGGCCAGATGACAACTTTTTGTCCATTTCCGATAACACGGGATATTCTTGATACGATTTCTGAATTACGTGGTTCGTTATCATATATCCAAACAGGATCGTGAATATCCCACTTACTAAGATCACCGTCAGCTCCACAAAGAGCAATCGAGTTTGAAATGAAAGTGGAGTCGAATGGACCTTCTGTAACGTAGATAGTTTTGCCTTTTTGTATTTCATCGAGACCATAAATTTTTGGGGCATCATCGTCAAGCATTATAGTAATGTATTTTACTTTACTTGGTTTAATGGATCTTCCTTGAAATCCAACCAAATCATTTTTATAAAATAATGGAATAATAATTCTTGGTTCGTCATTTTGAATATTATCAAAAACTGGCTTAAGTGAATTAGTCCAGGTTTTGAAATTTTCACTGTAATAAAATTTATAAGGGTTTATTTTTCTATTTTCTAGATATTTTTTTGCGTCTTGATTTTCAGATGCTTTGGGTAAATTTATTTTTATGTTGCTTTTTTTAAAGACTGGTTTTTCAAAATTAAATTTTGGATCTGGAATAGCAGATCCTATTCCAGTATGACCTTCTTTAAATTTCTCAAAAATATATTGCTTATGCGTTGTGGGATCAATATCTTTTAGAAAATTATTAAAAGAAATATTGATTCCGCAATTGTGACATTTATAATTTGTATTATTTTTTACTTGATATAGATATCCTCTTGCCCTTGTTTTGTTCTTTTGAGAATCACCACATATCGGACAACGAAAATTATAAAGATTATTTTTTACTTTTTTAAACTTTTCAAGTCTTGAAGAAATCATTCCGATGTACTTGACATCAACAAAGTCCATAATAAAAAATCTCGGTCCCACCGAATTATAGGACGAGTTTGCGGGGGAGTCAAGAAGAAAATTCTTTACAACAATAAGAAATTATTGCCGTCCATTTAACTACAGAATTGGTTAATTTTTGTAGAGAGTAAAGAGTTACTTTCTTTTGATATTCTTTTTTCATATGGCATACCAATGCCAACACAGAAATATTTATTTTGTGCGCTCTATTACAATTTGTTGTGGTTGAGATCCACCAATAAATTTGGGAACAAACGCATTAAATATTGTAATTAAAATAACAGATACTGCTGCAACACCGCCAACTTGCCATTTAAATTTTGATAGTTCTTCTAACTTACTTTCAATTTTTTCAAATCTAGAGGTTATCATTGTATGTTCTTTATCATTATCATTTTTCATTTCATCAATCATTTTTACAATTAGGTCATCATTACGAATACTTTGCTCTATTCTCTCATCGTGTTTAGCAAGAATAGTTGCAATTCTTGAATTTCCTTCAGAAATCTTATCTACCGCAGATTCTAATTTAGAAAGCATCTCTCGTGAAAGATCTTCATAAATGCTAAGTTTGGATTCAAGCACAGCTAATTTTGAATCTGGGGAAAACATTTTTATACCTTTGGTTGAGATCTTTTCCAAACACTACGATAACCTTTTTGAGTTGGGAAAATATATCTATTTTTCTTCCTTACAGGTGGATTTCCAGGATCTGCAGCAGGAGTTCCAGCAATTTTACCTCCACTAACATTATTAGTAGGGACTCCCATTCCTTCTTCTTTTAAAACTCTAATAATAGAAATAATCTTATCTAATTTATCCATTGCTTATTCTCTGGAGTTCTTCCATACAATATTGATCTATAGAAATTTCATGTATGTAGCACTTTGGATAATCTGGAAGACGATTTAAAAATATTATAAACGTTTTCATAGGAGACCAAAGATCTTGTTCAATTTTATAAAACAACATTGGAGTTGTAGCATCACCAAAAATATTATAAAGAATAATAAAATGGTTGATTAACAAATGGGTTTTCAATTGACCAGTATTTTTATATCGTTTCAATAAACGTTTTATATACTTGAAATGATTCAAGTCTTTGTGAAAATCGTCTTCCGTTACCGCTTGAGGATTTTCATAATGTTTAATCGCAAAAAGGAGAAATGTCTCCTCATTCAATTCATTAAAAAACATAGTCTATCAAACAGGAGTTGGATAAAGGATTCCGTCTGATCCAGTAGTAATGCCAGACATTGCTACTAAAACTTCACTCTTAACTCTCAAACTTCCGTGTGAATCAACATAAGTCGTTACACCAACCCAACCTTGATGAGTATATCCACTATAATTTGTAGCAACGGAATCTGTTGAAATTCCATATACTTGCTTATCAGTTACTCCATATGAAGATTCACTAAATGTGGAGTCTTTAACCGTATATTTTGGGAGTTCGCTAATATAAAATGCTGTTCCAGCAATTGCAGCGCCACTTAATCCTGCAGTAGATCCAATTGTCAATTGAGTGGTGCTTGCAATGCCAACAATCACAGCATCTCCGAAGTAAGTTCCACCACTACCACGAATTCCAAATCTAATAACGTCCCCAGTTGCAGCAGCGCCTACTTGACCGAAAGTAGTTCCAGTTCCAGTTACAGTAAGGGTTGCATAGTTTAAAGATACTGTGCCTCCAGAACCTTTATTGTCATTGTTTCCCCAGAGTGCCATGTCTTTCTTCCGTAAAAAATTATTTGCTATGAAATATTTATAAAAAAAGGAGACCTTTACTTTTGATCTCCTTTATGTAAAACAACTTTCAAAAAGTGTGTTATTAAATCGAGTAACCCGTTTTCTTCAAATCTTTTTGTTTTTGCTAACCACTCAGATGAAGTTAGTAATAGACCAAGAACAATGGTTACTCCCCAGTTAGTTAAAAAGCAAGTAATCATGCTTCAGGTGTAAAGAGTTTATCTTTAACCAATTCAAGTATAACATCATCAATGCTATTATCAGTTGATTTCACATACTTAGCTAAAAGTTCAATAACAAGATTTTTAACTGCTGGATGTGTAGCAATTGAAATCAAGAGTGGTTTTACCACCGATACTACTGCAGACATGATTACCTCCGTATTGAGAGTATCCAGTCCTATTTAGGATCAAGTTCCTCTTGTATCACTTTGGAATTCTTGAGATCTTTGAGCAGCGGCGCGGCGAGCGGCAACTTTTTGAGCAGGAGACTTAGGACCACCATACTGCCCAGCAGTAGGTGGTTTTTTACCTGGTTCTTTTTTACGTTGTCCAGCAGGAGTTCCTTCCATACCACGAATCATTCGTTTTACAGATGTAAATGCTTTATCATCTTTTGCACCACCTTTTTGAGTTGGTCTGCCAGTTTTGGTATTAATTCCAGTTTCTCTTTCTGCGCGATTCAATTCATCAATATTATCAAAATTAGAATCGTATTCAAATGATTGCTTCAATGTTGTTTTATTATCTGATGTAATATTCGTGTCAGATTTTTTCTGAAGTGCATTTTTATCTGCATCAGATACTTTTCTTTGAGCATCGATTAATTTTCTTCTAGAATTGATTTGTTGAGCAGAAAGAGTAGATGAAGAATCCACAGATTGCTCTTTAAGTTTTTCCCCTCCTCTACGAGCGGTCAATACTGCAGCAATCGCCGCTTTTCTTCTTTCTTCTTTTGTTCTACCAGCAAGTTGTGAAGATGTTGATTGCTCAAAATCTCTTATTGCTGTTCCCATATCAGTTTTGGCAGTGATTTTTTCATCCAATTCATATTGTTCTTTAGGAACACAATTTGGAACTTCTTTTCCACCTTTCTTTTTAGTACCTACCATTTCATATCCTTTCCAACAAGGATCTTCGCCTTTCATTTTCTTTGCTTCAATTTGAAGATGATCCGCTGCTTCACCAAGACCTTTAGAAGCTACGTGTCCAGCAAGTCTAGCCGCTCCAGATGCACCCTTTCCGACTTCTTTAGCAACACCACCAACTTTTCCAGCTGCTTTACGAATAGTCTTTCCAGTTTCACGAGCAGCACTCATTGCAGCATTGTGTCTTTCGATACCTCTATTAATAGCACCAGCAACACGATCTAATACACCTTTCTTCTTGGGTTGTTGCTTTTTAGCATTTGCAATTGCAGATTGTCTTTGAAGAGATGCCTTCATTCCAGATGGTTTTTCTGAAGATGCCTTTTCTTCTCTTTCTTTTCTTTCTGCTTTAAGTTTTTGGAGTCTCTCCAACCCCTTCTTAGTTGGTTTTCCACTCTTAAATGGTTTTCCTGTAGCAGTAACTGGTTCTACTTTAACTCCACCTGCTCTTGCTTCGGAAATAACTTCATCTCCGATCTCAAATACAAAACTTACAAATTCATCGAGACCAAGTTCATCAATAAGAATTTCTACACCAGTTTCATTGAGACCTTGCTCACAAAAATATTGAGCGGCAATATTTACTGACTCTGCAATATATTCCTCAGAAAGTTCTACAGATTCAATCAATTGTCCGCCAAGATTTTCAACACACTCGGATAATTTAGGATTAATTTCTACACACTTATTCTTTCCAGAATAATTATCTACATTCTTTTCTTTAATCTGACTCTGTTTTTCAGATGCAATATCATCATCCACGATTTCAAATAAATCACTTCTCCAATTTGAGAATCCTTCTTTTACGCTTGAGGTATCTTTACCATCTGGTTTAAGACCTCTCTTACGCTGAATTGCATTATGGACTGCTCCACGATATTCCTTAGCGCCACTTTCAAATTTACCATCACCATCAAAATCCTTTTTAGCAAGTCCTTTACCAGAAGTAACAGATGCAGTTGCTTTACCTTTTGATTTTTCTCCTTCATATGGAGTTCCATATGAAGTCATTTCAACAGAAGAAATGTTTGGATTTGCTCTCAGCGAATTAATCTTTTCTCTGGTTGCCATACGAACATAAGACTTACCAGAATTCTTATCAGTTACTCTGACTTTGAATTTTTTAGACTGCATTGCTTCATCAACATACTCTTCTTTCACTGGAGAAGATCCAGATCCAGAGATAAGTCCAAGTTTTTCTTTTACTGCTTTTTTCTCAACAGCATTCATTGAAGTATGGGACATATATTGATTGAATGCTTGTCCCAATTCAATTTCTTCTCTTCTTGCTCTATAGCGAATATCATAAACCGCTTGACGAATTCTTTTTTCTGAAGACGCGCCAGAAGAATCAGAACCAGCAGATGCTTTTGGTGCTTCTGATGGTTTTTCTGTTTTTTTGCCCAATTGTGGAGTTAAAATTTCTTCAACGTATGCTTCGTAAAGATCAGATACAATATGAGACAGCATTTTCCTATGTTCGTTTTACCTTATACTTATTTATAAAATTCTTAATATCTTTAGTTCCAGTCATTTTCATTGCATATTTTCTAAACGCATCTGTTCCAACTTCTCTTTGATCAGCAGGAACTCCAGATACTTCTGTCCATTCAACTACATCTTTAATCCAAGATTTAAACATCGTTTCATCTTCAGTTACACAGATCAAATAATTTGTTCCTCTCCTAATTATTTTTCCAACATTTTCATTAACGATACTTCTAACCCATTCACCTTCATTAAATATTTCCTTTCTGATATATTTTTCTCTAAGTTCTCTTTCAAACTCTTCAGAATTAGTTTGTTGGGAAGATGGAACTTTTGGATTTATTACATTTCTATTCTGCCTCGGATCCTTTCTATTTGGGAGTTCATTTTGATTATAAAATTTTAATCCAACCTGACCAGATGGCAATCTTTTCGCTTTTGCCTGAAATTCCAAATCTCCAGTGCGAGGATTCATTTTATAAAAATCACTTCCATTTTTCCGTATCAATCCAAGTCTCTTAGCATTAAATGCAGCAAGAGAAGTTTGAGATTCAGATACAAATTGAGAAAATGGTTTCATATTTTTTAAATATATCTATTTTATTTTTAAATTTGTTTATATATTATTTATCCATATCCACTACGCCCCTACCTTTCATATATCCTTGAGTCCAAAATCCTCCTCTGACATTTCTTAACTCTTTCAATACTGTAGTATTTTCGTCATCTCTAGTATCAATTATTCTACCTTCTTCAGATGATTTCCTTGCTCCTAAAACTGGAGTATATTCTCCTCTGAGTCCAGATAATCTACCATTCATTACCATCTTAGGGAAAGTTATTACAATCATATTAGATCTTTTAGTAATAGTGGGATCACCTTGGACAAAATAATTAACATTATCGTGTCCGTGTCTAGAACCATATTTTTTACCAAATACAGATTTCTTTTTTAAACTGTTACTTTTAATTTTTCTGAAAATTCTACTCTTTCCTCTTTCATCTAATACTTTACTTTTCCATTCGCCATTTACCAAATCTTCCCTAAACCTTTTTACTTCAGGATGATTGTAAATTGTATTACCAGCAACGTTTCTACTAATTCCACCATATTGTTGGAAATCTTTTGCAGTATCGCCTTTTTTATGGGAGATATAGCATTTTTCCTCCCCATCATAATCTACTATTACAAAGTCTGCTTTTTTGCCAGATATTCCACCAACAAATCCAGCAATGTTATCATAAACTTTATTTCCAAACTTTAATTTTACTGGAACCCCTCCACCAAGTTCCTGAATACTTTGATTTATTTTTTTGATTACTCTAAGTTCTTCCGAATATGAAGATGTTCGTTTTATTTCCTTTTTTCTTTTAAATGTATCATCCAATAAAGAATTCCAAATATTATAATCCTTTTGTTCTCTGCCGCTAGCAAATTTGAATCTTATTCGTATCTCCTGTTCTTTTTCTTCTGGTATTATCGATGAAATTATAATATTTCCAGTAAATGTGCTACTTGGAAGTTTTGAAAATATCCAATCTTTTTTTTCTTTCAATTCTAAATCGATGAGATATTGTTGAACCAATTCCTTTGCATCTTGCCTACTATCACATTCAAATACAATTTCTTTAAACTTCTTTCCAGGATTACGTTTTATAGAAACTCTATTATTATTAATTTTTTTATTGTTAAATTTGTTTTCTATCAATATACACAATCTGCCAAATTGATATGCCATTTTATTTTTATTTATTAAAAAACCTCCCGAAGGAGGTTTGAATCAGACGCCTAAAACAGCACCAATGTTATCATCAATATCTTTAATTACATTGCGAATATCAATTACCCGAGGAGGAACACTTACTTCATCATAAGTATATCCTTTTTGAGCGTCAAACAAGACTTGACGAACTGCTGCTGCTGCACGAGCATCCATTTTGATTGTTACTTGTTTTTCTTTTCTCACAGGTCTCCCTCCTTACGATTTTCGGAACGTTCAATAGTAAATGCACCTTCAGGATAACGAGCACTCAGTTTCTCAAAATTCATTTGAATGACTTCTTCAAGAGAAATATCTAGACCCATACAAGCTTGAGCAACATACCACATAATATCACCAAGTTCTCGTTTTAGATGAAAAACATTTTCTTCATTAACTGGTTTTCCTTGGAAAACAATTTTCTTCACAATTTCAGTAAATTCTCCTGCTTCTGCACTCATACCTACAGCAGCAGTAAGCAATCGCTCGGTAGGAAATCCTTCCCTTTGAAGATCTGCAAGACGGGCAGAAAAATCGGGGAAATTTTTACTTGGTTGGGAAGTGGTTGCATTAACGAAATCGACATACTTATTAAGATCAATAGTCATCAGAATTTAAATCCTTCGAATGTTTTCTTTGGTTTTCTTTCATCAAAATCATACTCTTCTTCTTGTTTGTTGTCAAGAATATCATTTTGAGCAGATTGTTCGCAGTCATAAAGACGCATCTTTGCCCTATCAATACCAACTACAAATCTTTTATGAATGGTTGGATCATTATAACGATTCTTAAGTTGCTTTACAAGAATCTGTCCCAACTCTTCCAACTCTTCAGTGCTAATAAGGGCAAACATAAGATCAGCAGTAGCAGGGAGACCAAAGGACTCAGAAGTATCAGTAAGTTCAACATCAGAACTACCGTAACCTGAGCGAGTGGTTTGAGTAGCAGATACGATTGGAACGTTGAATTCAACTGCAAGTCCTCGTAGTTCTTCAGCAATTGCTTTAACAAATGTATAAGAATTGATATTGCTGTTTCCCCTATACCTGCTGGAAGAACAAATATTAAGGTAATCAATGAAAATAATATCAGGTCTAAATGACTTTTTAAGAGCAAGTTCATTAAGAAGTGCCTTGAAATGACCAGCGTGTGCAGAAGCAGTTGGATACTCTTTAATAATTAATGTTCCTTGTGTTTTCTTAGCAAGATTTGTAACCTTACTTTCAAACATTTGCTTTGGAAGATTTACAATATCTTGAATAGGAACGTTCAAGAGATTTGCGTCAATTCTTTCAGCAATGCGTTCTTCTGCCATTTCCAGCGTAATGTACAGAACGTTCCTCCCTTGGAGCAAGACGGAGCTAGCAACGTGGCACATGAATAAAGACTTGCCGACGCCCGTACCAGCAAGAGCGATATTAAGAGTTTTGTTAGGGAGACCACCTTTGGTAATTTTGTTAAAGTATTCAAGATCAAATTCAATTTTATCCTCCTTTTTGTGATAAGATTCATACCTTTTTTCATAATCTTGCAGATAATCGTGTCCAACATTATTGTCAAAACTTACAGCAAGAGCATCAGAAAGAATAGAAGGGATACTATCACGATTCTTCTTTTCATCTTTACCATCAGCGATATGAATAGATTCCATCAGTGCCAAATAAATGGCGCGATCACGACACCATTTTTCAGTAGTATCGATCAACCAATTTTGCTCAACTGCAACATCATCTAAACAAGAAATTAATTGAATAATTTCTTTAAATGTTTGTTCATTAATATCTGTTCTTTTCTCTATTTCAATAGATAGAACTTCTTTTGTTGCTGGTTTATTATATTCTTGAATAAAATTAAGAATCTCTTCAAATACAACTTTTTGATTTGAATCTTCAAAATATTCAGGTTTTAAAAATGGTATTACTTTTCTAATATATTCTTCATTGTATAACAGGTTTCTAAGGATTAGAAACTCAACTTTCTCCATAACTAAATTCCTTACGTGCGATTTCGTCCAACTGTTGCATTACTTCTTCAGTAAAATATTCCTCTGGGTTAGCAAGAATTTGTTTTGCATAAATCTTCTTGCCGCCCATCTCATAGCGACCTGCTACATTTTTCCAGAGTCCACCAATCTCACCAAGTTCCAGAAGACCGTAGTAACGATCAAGACCGCGCTCATCATAATACAGACGGATCTCAACATCTTTGTTCTCCTTACTCAAACGCGATTTAGCAGTCTTAGCCTTGATAATATTTCCGACCACTTCCGTTCCATCCTTTTCTTTCTTCTTGCTGAGATAGATGATCGTACTTGCTGCATATTTGAGTCCAGAACCTCCTCCCATTTCTTTAGTTGGTACGTAAGCTCCGATGACATCGTATGTATGATTCGTGACAAGGAGTGGGACATTTGCTTGACCTAATTTTAGTGTGAGCATTCGGAATGCACCTTTAACAAGTTGCGATTTAGTCATATCACGAACTTGTTTATCGTTCAATGCATCGGTGATTTCTTTCTCAGTGGAAAGCATACCAAGAGAGTCTAGCACAAACATACAAGGTTTGCGTTCTCCTTCAGGTTTTTTTAAGTAAAGATCTACTGCCTTAAGTGCCTTTCCACGAAAATCTTCAATAGTAACAACATTAACAACTACAAGACGAGATGTATCAATGCCGCGAGATTCTACAAGAGATTTAGTGATAGCAGCCTCAGTGTCAAAGTAGAGACAGTAACCATCGGGATTAGAATCAAGAAAGTTCTTAACCACGGCGAGAGAGAAAAAAGTCTTTCCAGTAGAAGACTCTATATTCGCCACCAATTTCTTTTACAATATCTTTAAGAAAATCCATAATACATTTGCAATAGAACTAGTATAGCATCAGGAGAAGAAAGATTCAAGAGATGCTGTTTTTTCAATTTGCCACCCAATAACATCTAAAATAGATTTAATAGGTTGAACAAAAGTTTTATCAAATTGTGTTTCATAATCTATATACCTATTCAATTCAAGTTCCGTTGGAAATTTTTGAATAAAAGTAATTACATTTTCTCTTATTGGATTGGGAAGTTTTAAATAGCAATATTTAATTTTTTCACCATTCTTAATTAGAGAATATTTTTGAGTCAATTTTTTTTCTTTAATATAATAGTTATATAAGAGTGCTCCCCTAGAATGAATTGGAGTTCCTTTAGAATAAATTGAAGATGATGATCTAAATTTATCAACATCAGTTACAGTTCTAGGGAAAGATATTTCCTCTGGAGTGAGGTTATTAAATTGATCTCTACAAGATTCAATAAATTTAATAACAGAATCTTCATCAGATCCCATAATCAATTCAAGAGTCTCTTTAATTTTTTTCCTACAAAATTCTGGAGTAGAAGACTTAATTGCTTCAATTCCCATCATTTTCAATTTTGGTTTTGTATATCGAACTCCTTCCGAATCCCAAACATTCAAAATGTATCTTTTTTTAGCGATCCAAATTCCACGGTCAGAGATATTCTCTCGCTTCATTTGCATCTTTTGATCGTATGCATTTACGTAGTCGGCCAATTCTTGGTAAGAACTTTCAATATATTTTTCAAGTTCCATCTTACAGACCTTATCAAGGAACGAAACAATGCTTTCAGTAGTTTTCTCTCGTTCTTTGAATATAATGTCAACCAAAGGACCCATATTAAGATAAATGGAATCAGTATCTGAAGCAATAACATAATCTACATCTTGGGTTTTCAAGAGTTTGTTTAAGTATGTATTCATTTTATTTTCAATCCAACGAATAGCAACCTGACCAGAAAATGTAATTGCTTCTGCGTTTGCTAACTTATAGTAGCGAAAATACTGATTACCGATGGCACCATAAGCAGAGTTCAAAGAAATCTTTTTTGCCATTTGGATATTATTATATCTGGCAATATCTTTCTCTAGTTGTTTAGTTGGAGTTTTTTCATATGCCTTTTTTGCCTCAATCATTTTCTTTTTGAAAATGACTCGTTCATTATACATTTTCTCCATCAACTCTGGAAGAATTCCACGTTGATCTTTTCGATACATAGCACCATTAGCACAAACAGCATAATCTGAATATGATTCAAGATTAATTTGCTTTTCTAGAATCTTATCTACAGATACTGAAGGATGACGAGTATCTACAAGAGTTTCTGGTGAAATGTTATACATCATAATCAAATGTGGATATAGAGAGTTTAAGTCAAAACTAACTACCCAATCATAAATTCCAGGAATTGGTGCTTTTACATATGCTCCTTTATACTTTTCATCTTTAGAAATTCCAGTCTCTTTTTCTGGAACAACAATATTCTTTTTCCTAAGATAGTTGTAGATAATAGTATCCCACATCCTAACTTGGAAAAATACATCTTCGTAATTTACTTTTGCATCATATGCCATAGTAATGGCAAGTTCAATCAACTTAATTTTATCCTCAATCCTATCAACGAGTTCTACGTCAATTTTATTATATTCTACAAAAGTATCCCAATCCTTGGTGTAAAATTCTTTAAACGTATCATACTCGGTGTGATCCAATTTACGATCACCCAATTCATCGTAAGCAACAGTATCAAGACGATAATTCTCTGGATTCTTGAAAGAATATTTTTTGTAAAGATCAAGATAATCAAGAGTAGAAATACCAGAAAGTTCATATGTGGTTTGAATCTCTCCACGAACTTCCATTTGCTTTTCTCGAATAAAATTCCAAGCAGTCAAACGCTTTGCAGACTTTTCTCCAAGAATTCTATTGATTCTTCCAACAATATATGGAATATCATAAAATTCTACGTTCCATCCAGTAATAACTTCTGGAGTATTATTTGACCAATAATCCAAAAATGAATTCAAAAGATGCTGTTCATCATTACACAAAATGTAATGATAGTTATCAAATTTTCTACTAAAAGGTCTAGATCCCCAAGTAATAATTTCTTTAGTAGTATAATCTTGTATAGTAATGAGAAGAATTTCTTCATCACAATTTTTTACATCAGGGATTAATTTAATTTTACTAATGTCAAATTGAATTTCATCTTCAGGATATGTATCAGAGATATATTGATAAATTGAATTATCATTTCCATAAATGTTGAATCCTTCTACATCTTTATACTTTTTGATAAAGTCTCTTGTTTCTCTAATAGTTCCAGGATTGATTGGTTTTACATTATGAGAATCTAGAGTTTTATATTCGGTATTTTTATCTGTTTTTAAGTATAGAGTTGGGCGATATTCAATACGGTCTTTAAAATGATTACCATTTTCGTATCCACGAACATAAATGTAATCACCGATCAATTTTACATTAGTGTACCAACGCATTATTTAATAAGTGCCTCGTATTTTTCAATAAGTGTAGGTTTAGGATCCGCAATTGTCAAAATTTTATCTGAGTGTATCATATAATGAGTGTATCATATAATTATTTTGACTTGTGTAGTTGCTCATCCAAGGTTCCAATGTAATTGGCGCACCTTCAATTTTAGAATCAATTAGAAGATATGGATCAACTAATTTACAATCTGGTTCTCCTAATTCAGAAGGAACTTCCTCAATTTTCGAGATCAAAAGTTCCTTCGTACAGAGATGAATTATTTTTATCGTCATTTTTATCCTCTTTTTTTAAGATGTCATTTATGTAAAGAGATTGCAATTTTTCAATTGGATCTACTAAAGTAATAACCCAATCCAAAGTAACTGGGACTTTAGTATCAGAAGAAAGTGGTATCCAAGAAGATAGAGAAATTTCAAAAGAAGAAGTGTCACCTTCCGTATTTTTTCTCAATTTTACTGTGCAAGGTTTATTGAAAAAGTATCCTACTACCCTACCATCAATAACCATTTCTTGGACATCAGAAATAACATCCTCTCCAGATTTAAGTAAAGCTAATTTTATAGTCATTGATACTGCTCATCTCATTGAAATTTTAGCAAGAAAAAAGGGGGAAGTCAACTGGATTTTGCCAGTCGTTCCCCTGCGCCGACGATATTCAAATATATTTATAGATAATCTTTACGCTTGTGATGATCTGGAACAATTCTACCAAGATTGATAACTAAAAGCCCATCCTCAAAATCAACTGATCTAACTTCCGTATCATCAGAGAGTGTCCACGCTCTCTTAAAACTCCGTTGAGCCAGACCTTTGTGGACATAGTTGGACTCCGTTTCTTTATCTTCTTTCTGCCCCTCAACAAAAAGTTTTCCATCTTGCGTATAGACATAAACCTCCTTCTTTTTAAATCCAGCAAGAGCAAGTTCAAGACGTGATTCTACGTTACTTACTTGAACTAAGTTATATGGAGGATAATTGGAAGTTGTTTCGTGAATTTTAAAAATACGATCAAAGTATTCATCCATACCAATAGTATTGCGATTAATTCTTTCCAGCAAAGCAGGAAGATCCGCAGCCTGATACTTCATCAGATTAGTCATTATAGTAGCTCCTTTAAAAGCGAGTTTGTGTTTTGTGGATCCTTACGGCATCCATTACTAATTATACAAGAAAATTCTACTTCTTGAACTTTCTTTTTTGCACCAATATTATATTTCTGCTCAAGTTCCCAATCAGATTTTTCTTTATATGCAATCACTTTAATTTGATTAAGTGGAGCAATATCAGAAATTTTATCTTGATTTACAACAGTCACAAGTCCCCAATCTGCAAGGAGACGAATGATCCTATTGCGACGTTGGACATCATTTACAGTAAGGTTTGCATGCTTACCGTCAAGAGCAAACAATTCCTTAAAGTGGGTAATATAATACCTACCTTGTTTATGAAGAATATGAGCACTCTGATAGAGTTTTTTCTCTTTTCTTGATGCTACTCCGATGCGAGTCAAAGTTTCACGAACTTTCAAAAAATCATCGGGTTCATTCAGAATGACCTCCACCATCATATCGGGAGACCAATTTACTTGTGGTTCAATTGTTTGGTTAGTCATTTCTTTCCGCCAGTTTCAAGTCGTTGTTTAATAAAATCTAGTTGTTCTTTATTTAGGAGTTTCAAAGCTTGGGATGCTTTTTCATTACTATAACCATAGTATTGTTTTACGCATTCTAAATCTTTGACTTTATCTTTTCGGATCCAAGGAGAAAATCTTTTCCGTTTCCTAAGACTATTTAGATAAAACGAATATTGCATATCCTTTTTAAGGTGATGATTCATATTCATTTCATTTGCAAACAGAACACAGTCAATATGACCAGACAGGCATTTATTAATAATATAAGGAGAGTATTCACTTATATTTTCAGATAAATCTTCCTTTGTAAAATTAATCGAGTTCAACCAATCCTTCAATTCCATAATTAAAAAGCAGAAGTTCTTTACGTTGTTTTTG